TTTCTTCGTCAAACGCAAACGGTAGTGCCGTTTTAAACAGACAAGTAAAAGTATTGTTTGACCGCATAAGAACTTGGTTATATGCCACACCTAAAGAAACAGTTCCTGTTTTTTATGGTCGGGTAGAGCGAAAAGATGATTTACTACAATTATTAGGGGCAGTCGATATTACAGAAACTGTTACCATATCAGAGTGTTACACGACACCATGTGTTCCGAGTAGTGTTTGTTCAGGGATAACTATTCCAGATAGAGGTTCGGATATTCGTAATTCTGATATCAATTATGGTTGCTTTTTTCTTCATCCGGAGAGAATTTGTAATCACGGCCGAACGCTCTTAAAAGAAAATACAATTTCTTTAGCGGACACTATAAAAGAATTATTAGTAGCCCCATATTCAAATTACGCAGAATGTTGTTGTTCCGTTAGTGATCCTTTGGATAGGGAGTGTGTCTCTTCAACTTATGATCAGGGAGGTTCCAATGGAAATCCAACCGCACCTCGTGAGGAAAGTCCCAACGGTTGTTTGTTATATGATTGGGCAGGTGAGGGTGCCATGGACGGTATTTTACTACCATCATGTCTTTTCCCCGAACGAGGGGCTTCAATGTGGAACACTCCATCTCAATTTCCACCAGACTATGAAACTCCTCCTGGCGTACCGATTCCGAGTATTCAAGACTCTCCGTGCTTTAGGACAATGTTAAAAGCAAGTGCTGGTCTTTTGTACGGATTTTATGTTATCACGGGTAAAATTTTATCAGCGTTGGAAGCGTTACAGGGTCCAATAGACAATTTTTGTAATACAATCATTTTAAAATGCAATGAACTTCTTGCACAAGCATCAGATTATGAAAACAATCAAGATGTAGAAGTTTGTCCATGTTATGTACCAAAAATTGAAGTAATTTTACGGGTGTTTGAAGAGAAGAAAAAAATATATCAAAACTTATACGATTTTATTGCCTATATTTTTAGAAAAGAAGTCGTTGGTTGTGTTGGAGGAATCATCGGTCCTGAGCCAAGATGTAATGCGGTAGCAACAGGGAGATCATCAACAGGAATACGATCTCCATTTAGTGCAAGAACTATAGGATCACTCACAACGGCAAAGAGAGCAATTCGAGAATACGTCGGTGAAAGAGATTTAATTAATATAGTTGATAATTCTCTAAGATTACCAGACACCGTTTATCCTTTAGACGCAGATGCACATATTGACGGATATGTGACAAACAGACCAAATAGTAATAAAAATTACAGATACATTGGGTTCATGAATGAGTTTAATGTCAATTCACAAGACTTAAACGATGTTCAAGAAATTCAAGCGGAAGAACGAACAAATATTACTGATATATTTTACAATTGGAGTTGGTCGAGTGGAGAACAGTATCCATATCAACCACCAGGTCAAGACTCACAAAATTTTGTAATACCACCGAGTGAACAAGAAACCAACGGGGATTTGGAAAACGTCATCACTAACCCAGGTCCAATAAAGGGTCCATTCTGGGATGGTGCCACTCCATTTACACCGAATAATTTTAATGTTGTTGTTGCACAAAGCACCGATTCATTCATTAACGCTGTATCACAGCCGCTAGAATTTGATTTTGAAACCGACACAAACTCCTTGGTGATTTATTTTAATGAAAGCAATTATCACACAAGAATTACCACCGAGGACGGAAATAGTGTTGGGATGTCGAATAAAATATATTTGAAACATCCAAATGAAGATTCATCAAACTTTATTGCAAAAGTTCCAGATAAGGAGCAAGGATTAACAATCGTTGGATTAAAAATTAAAGAGACTGTAAATACTCCAACCGAAGATTCCTCAATTCTCAGCATTAACTCAACTAAACGGGGAGCGAACAGAATAGCGTACGAGTTTTCTGGTGTTTCCACATCATATGGAATTTCTGGTCCAACAGCACCAGATTTTGCTCCTGTTGTTTTTGTAGACCATATAAATAAGACGGTTAGATATATGAATAACTTGCTGTTACACCGTTACAAATAATAATCGAGGAAAAGAATGGGCGTTGAAGACAATTCATTTCAAATAGACGAACTAAACTCGAATACCTCATTCTTTGAGTGGGCATCGAAAACAAATACTGAGATAATTAATAAACTTAATCGTCTCAAAGTTTACGATGGTATTTCTGGTGACGGTATAAATGTTGTTGTTGGATCAACAGCGGGTAGTGTCGGTATCGGTGGAGCCGGAGTTTCTTCTGGTGATATGATGGTTGAACTTGCCGATGTCATCAACAAGGGACTTACATTTAACGGTGACATTTCTATTAATGGAACTTTAAACTATGATTTCCAACAAGCATTCACAGGGGTCAGCACTCTTAATACCAGTTTTACTGGAAACTCTGAAATTAAAATTGGTGATGTTGTTCGTTTTGAGGCCGACCGGGGTGAGGGTGCTGGATTAACCTTAGCAAAAGCAAATTCAGCAACATCGGCAGAAGTTTTGGGTGTTGTCATAGGTGACACCTCTGAAGGACTTTCGATTGCCACACATGGTTTTGTTAATTTGCAAGGAAGAAAAGACATTGATGCAAACTTCGGTCTTACCGCTGGTTGTGTTCACTTCTTAAGCACAGACACGAAGGGTCAATTAACTACAGATGAAACAACTGTTGTCGGGACAGTTTCAAAACCAGTGCTGATCGCTACTGGAACAACCGCTGGTGTTCTGTTTAATTTTAGAGGACAATTCCTTAGCGGAACGGGTGGAACAGGTGCAGCACAGGGTGATAATAACGCAATGTTTATCACTGGTGTTGGTGGCACTTTCACTCGTGGGAAAGTTGTTTCCTTCAACAATGGATCGTTTGAAATTACGAACGGAACAAATGCACAATCAATGGGATCTGTGTTGGGTGTTATCACAGAAGACAACGCTTCCGGTTTACCCTCGGGTGTTGCAAAAATTGTAACTAACGGATTTGTTGTCAATTCACCAGTAAGTTTAGCGGGACCATTATTCGTTAATGCCAATGGTGATTTAGTTACAACTGATCCTGGCTCAAACTCATCTGTTATTGGAGTTGGTGTTATCATTGGTGGTGACTATGGATTGATCATTCACCCAACAAATGGGGGAGTCGTTGGAGCCGCTGCGGGATCTGGAACAAACTTTACACCACCCGCACAGTATTCAAGAAACACACCACCAAACTTGTTTGGAAATACGGGTGCAACTGGAAACGCTTCATACGTTAACGACAATCTGATTGCAAACGGATCACTTACCATTTGGCAACGAGGGATTGGTATTGATGGGGCTCATGCGGCAACGGGACCAACATACTTCGCAGATAGATGGGTTCGTTTAGATAGTTATGGAAATACTGGTTATTCCACATCAATTGAAAGAAAAGATTTTGCAAACACCCAAACACTCGTTGAGGGTAATCCTTTGTATTTTGCTAGACTTTCAAATGTTGCTCACGGAGTGACAAACTCAGCAATACAATTCTCACACATTGAAAATAGAGTTGAGGGTGCAGACTCATTCCGTGGAGAAAACTTAACTCTCTCTTTCTATGCTAGGAGAGTTGGTGGTGCCGCTGGTGCAACATGTGAGGCATTCATTAAGCAAAATTATAATGGATTAAACAGCGAAACAAAAACAAGCATTGGTACATTTGAATTAGGAACAGACTTTACTAAGTATGTCACGGTGTTTAATGTTCCAGAAATGCAATCCGCACCAACAGGAACATCAAATTATTTCGCTGTCGGTTTAGATGTAACTAAACTTAATGCAACGATTGACTTAGCACAAGTTAAACTTGAAAAAGGAACTGCCTCTACTCCAGTGACAGAAAAAACAATTGAGGAAGAGTATATTCCATGTGCGAGATTCTATCAAAGAAGTTATGCACCAGATGTAATAACTGGAACGTCAACTTCAATAAGAGACATACCAGATTCAACTTCTGTAAACTTTAAAGTATTGGCTCCTGAAAATGATCAGTATGAAAGATTCCCACACAGAATGAGATCAACTCCAACAATTACTTTACACTCAGCGTTTGATGGAACAACTGGAGATGCTTATAATAGAACGGCAGGAAAAAATATGAAACTTACCGCTGGTGGAAAGGGTCTTAATTTTGCACCAAGATCAGCACCAGCGGGTGCAGAAACTATAACTCTGCAACAAATAACAAAAGATGGCATTTTGTTAAAAGCCTTAAATGGTTTTGCAAACTTTGATTCAATCTCTGTTCACTATGTTGCGGATGCCGACCTAAATAACAATGTTGATCCTTCAGAAAGTTCATGAGGTACTAAATGTCGAGTTGCTCAGCCAGTTCTAATATTTTTTCTAACATAAACGCAATTGGGTTAAATTCAGTTGGATCTAGAATTATTGCAACCGTTCCCAAAGTAAGCACAGAGTATAGTGTTGATCCCCAAATTGTTGCAGGCAGTGTGGTGCGTTATGATGTGAGTAATCCTGACAGTAAACACTGGATTGAAGCAAGAGCCAATTTGGTTGAAAATGCAGAAGTTGTCGGTGTTGTCGAAAGTATAGACGACACAAACTTGTATATTGTTATTTTTGGTCAAATTAACTACCCTACTGACAAATTAATAAATGAAACTGTCACCGGCTATTTGGATGGAGCAAGCGGTGGTAATGACATTTACTTCTTGAACGCTGGAACTTCTGGTGATCTAGTTAATATCGCACCAGATAATCCAACCGAAATTGTAAAACCCGTTCTTCAAATGGCCGATGATGGAACAAATAACGCAATTGTTTTAAATTACATTGGATATGCAGTTGGTGGTGAAATTGCCGGTACTGATGAATCTGAACTTATTGGTCAAGTCATGACATATGTTGATAATGGACAACCATTAAATAATAATTTTATCAAAGTAAGCGATGGTCTTCAAAGTTTATCGGTTTCCGATTATGAAGAACTTTTCAATATTTTCGGTTCAACCTATGGAGCGACTTATGTAATAACACTAAGCACTCCCGTTGTTACTTCATTGCGAGGAAAAACACTGATTCAGAAAGACAAAGGGAAAAATACTCGTTTTAATGTTTTTGTTACGGATGTTGACACCATAAATAATACGATAACTTTTACCAAAGTTGGAGATACATTTTTAGATTTGACTAAGCCTATTTACGATCAAAATAAAGCGTATGATGTAGCATCAATTCGTCAAACACATTTTAATCTCCCACAAATTACAGCCCCACCAAATTTATTCAATATTACCGGATCGGGATCACTTTTAAGTCAAACAGCACAAATGTCTGTTGCGATGCGAGCAAGAACTTTGACAGGTGTAAACATTCCAACGAGAGTGAAAATTAAAGAACTAGAAGTAACAAATAAATTAACAACAAAAACAAATGATTCCTCGGAAATTGCCGACATCAACGACAAGGTTAACACACTAGACACTCAACTTGCGTCACTGAAAACTCGTCTCGGAGTTTCATAATGCCTATCATTTATGGTAGTAGTGCTTTTCGTAACACAGGAACAGGACCCACTGGAGCGACTGGACCCACTGGACCCACCGGAGGAACTGGATCCACAGGGGCTTTCGGTCCGGTTGGAAGCGTTGGCCCAACGGGCGAGAGTTTTTCTGCAATCATTCC